CCTCTATTAGGATAAACCTTCTAATAGGCATCCGGCGGGTTTCAACGCTGGGTTAGAAACTGACGTCGGTAACTGTGTGTAGAAACACAGCGCGTGACGCAATGGGCGTCACGCCAGTTACTGTAAGCTCTATCTCGGCAGGGCGAGGACACGCCCCTAGCCGAAACAGAGCATATGCATGGAATCCATTATACCAGAATTCCGTGTTCGCTATCGTTTCGCCGTTCTTCGTCAACGCGAGGGATGGAGTCCCAGACGCAAACGAAACGCGATAGATCATCGACAGCGGTCGAACCGACGTTACAGTACACGTGGTGGTGTCGACTTCTTCGCAATTGAAAATACCTGGAGTTGCGGTATGAGTCAGGAAGTTGTAGGCAGACGTTTTGTTAGAAACATCGACCTTCGGCTGAATCAGTTCTAAGCAATACGACATCCAGATCTCACCTACAGCGTCGGCGTTGTCGCCTTGTGCTGTGAGCACAAACGTGCCGTTGTAGTAGTTAAGTGGGTCATAGGATTGTCCCTCTATGGCACCCATAAACTTCTCCTTCGGCTCAGTTATAGGTATGCTCAGTTTGGCGCCTTGCCTCACACTCGTTGTACACGAGTTGGGCATGGCAGAAATGACCTCTACCGACGGAAAGTCGGAGGCATTCTTCGTCATCTGGGGTTGCCACCCCATATAAACCGTGCCATTGGCTTGCGTGCCAATACGCGGCCTATACTCTGCCGTAAGCGAAATGAAGCGGTACTTCGTGTACGTGTACGCGGACTGCGCCAACACCGGCCACAACTGGCCGTTTGTCGGGGTCAACGCGTAGACGTGGAGACCTCCGGTATCGTCATCTTCACAATCGACGACGAGGTTTCCTTTCTCACACTTCATCATTCGCATGCGCCCTGCCACCATATTACGGGTGACGTTGTACGCTGCGGGCATGGCTGTGACATCTCTTGTGTCACGGGCGGGGCCTGCAATCGCTGGTCGATTATAGGAAAGGTTTGGCGGTACACCCAACCTCCGTCCCATATACCAACGACCACGTCGAGCTCTCCGGGCTCGGGACCGGCCGACACCTCGCACGACACCAAGACCGAGTGTCTTGGCGTACTTTCTGGTGCGGGGGTTGCGCACCAATTGTCCCACAATCCTTGCTGCTGCTGCTGCTGACATTGCATACTTTTATAGGCGGCTCTTTAATCGTACCTATCAGCAAGGGAACGGACTCTCCCTCCAGCCTTCCGCGCCCCATTCACCCGTCGAAGACAAAAAATCAAACTTCGACGGGAAAGTAGGCTCTCTCCAATGTTGACGGCAACATTGAATGCAAGAGCCCCTTTACCTCGGGATCGACGAGGGACAGGCGGTTGTCTTTCACACACTCGACAACGAAGTCTTCAGTGGCTTTTTTGAGGTAGCCATAAAGCTGTTCGTTACCGTACGTGAGCTGGCACAACGAGCAAAACTTCGCCAACCGCAACTTAGGAGTCGCGGACTTTTTGTTCAAAGCGAAGGTGGCTCGAGCTTTCGATGACCGTATGGAATACGCTCTACGGTTCACTCCTCTCACCTTCCTGGTGGAAAACTCCACACCAACGAAGGGCAAATCGTACACATTCGCCGGTTCCAAACTGTCGAACTCCAAGTACAGTCCGACGGAAGCATACACGGCCGAAATCTCCTGCGGTCTAAACACGCCCGTTCGGTCACTCCAAATTAGATCATCTCCGCAACAAAAGAACTTCACTCTGGATTGTAGCTCAGAGATAGTCATTCCATTGCGGTACGCTACCAGCGCAAACATAGCAACGTGCGCGAGCGAATTGTCCAC